GAAGACGCATTCACGATCATGCCGGCCCCGGTCCGGTACGATTGCTACAGCACCGGCCTGATCAGCAAGGAAGAGCTGGAAGATATCAGGAGCCGAGTAACGGCCTCTCTGTTCGCTGCCAACTATGAACTGCGTCACATCGCCTCGGATGATGTGATGTTCATATTCCCGAATACTGGCGCTGATCCTGCTATGGTCGAGCAGGGTGTTTCCCATGTTGACGCCGCCTATGGAGGTGAGGACTACACAGCCTTTACCATCTGCCGCAAGGTATCTATCGACCATCCCGCCGAAGACGGAAAAGAAGCATGGACGGAAACCCGGTATTACATCTATGGCCGTCTCTGGCACAAGCATGTTGATAACTGCATCGACGAGATCGTATATCTGCACGATTCTTTCATGTCCGGGAAGCTGTACTGTGAGAAGAATGCCGACAAAGGCTATTTGAAGAAAGACTTCAAGGATCACGGTGTAAGGGCCGAGGCCTATCAGGAGAGCATGAACAAGTTCGTGAAAATCTCCACCTACCTCAAAGCAGTTTGGAAGAATGTCTACTTTGTGGAGGGGACGGACGAGGACTACATCAATCAGATATGCGATTACAACGAAGACGCCGAGCATGATGACGCGCCCGACAGCGCCGCCAGCATTGTTCGGAAACTCTGGCGAAAGAACGCCGCATAAGGTACGGAGGCGTGGATATGTTCAAACGATTTCTTTCATGGATAAGGACGGTGGTCAATAGAATGGCTGGATATTCAGAAATAAGGCAGGTTTGCCCGGATAGCGTTGTGTCCTCCGTCATGGAGAGTGCTGTTGATACCTGGATGGATCTGTATCAGGGGCGGGCGTCCTGGCTCAAGGAGGACCGGCACACCCTCGGCCTCCCCTCTCAGATTGCGAGTGAGATCGCCATGCTGGTCACGCTCGAAGCAGAGATCAAGGTGACGGAAGAAACCGACCGCGGGAAACTGATCAAGGGCGTCATGGATTACGTTCTGAATAACCTGAAAACTCAGGTTGAATACGGATGCGCGGGCGGCGGTTTGATGTTCCGGCCCTCCGTCCTCGGTGAAAAGATCGTCATCAATTTCAGCAAGGCAAACGCCTTTCTTCCCACCGCCTTTGATACCTCCGGGAATATCCAGGGCGCAGACTTCATTGAAACGCAGGTGGTCGGCAAGAAGTATTACACTCGCGTCGAGCGCCACTATTTCAAGGAGGACGGGACATACATGATCGAGAACAGGGCTTTTCGATCCTACGACTCCAACACAGTCGGCGTCGAGTGCCCGCTTTCCGAGTGTCCCGCGTGGAGAGATATTGAGCCGTCTGTCCCGCTCAACCATGTCACGCATCCGCTGTTCTCCTATTTCCGCATCCCTCTCGGTAACACGGTCGATCCCGAAAGTCCACTCGGTATCTCCGTGTATGGCGGCGACATCATCTCCCTGATCCGGGACGCCGATGAACAGTACCAGCGCCTGACATGGGAGTATCACGGCGGCGAGCTGGCTATTGAGGCCAGCGACGAGGCATTTGCAGTAGACAAGAACACGAAACTGCCGAAGCTCCCTGAGCATTGGCAGCGCCTCTATCGCATGAACAACATCGACGCCGACACCGGAGCCGATCTTCTGAAACCGTGGACGCCTACCCTCCGTGATGCCTCGTATATCAATGGCCTGGATGAAATCCTGACCAAGATTGAGGACAAGGTGCATCTCTCCCGTGGCACTCTCTGCAAACGCGGCGAGACTCAGGCCCGCACAGCTGAAGAGATCAGGATGACAAAGCAGCGTTCCTATTCAACCGTGTCCCAAATCCAGAGCGCTTTGCAGGATGCGCTTGAAGGCCTCGTCGTTGCCGTTGACGAGCTTGCCACCCTGTATGAGCTTGCCCCGGATGGCAAGTATGAGGTCTCCTATGTTTGGGATGACAGTATCATCGTTGACGCGGAGAAAGAGCGGCAGCGGGACCGTGACGAAGTAGACCACGGCCTCATGGCTCCGTGGGAATACCGCAAGAAGTGGTATGGCGAGACAGAGGATCAGGCGAAGGCCGCCATTGCCAGCATGAAGTCCCCGTCTGATGAAGAACTGCTTTTCGGGAACGAGCCGAAGTAAGGAGCGCCTATGCTGACGCCTGAATATATCGCCGGTATCGCCGACAGCATGATCGACATATACGCCTCTGTCGAGGATGAGATCATAGCGGATATTGCCAGGCGCATCGTCCAGACCGGGACGATCACGGAAACTGCAGCATGGCAAATCGACAAGGCGAGACAGGCCGGTTATCTCCAGGGGGACGTGCGGAGAATCCTCGCGAACTCCACCGGGAAATCTGACGCCGAACTCGCCCGTCTTATGAAAGAGTCGGCGACGGAGGCTCTTGCCTATGATGATCGGATATACCGTCTTGCCGGATTATCGCCCGGGAACCCGGAAGATTCTCCCCTGCTGCGGGCTTTGCTCCTGCAAGGGTATGACAGTACGAAGAAGGTTCTGAACAACTGGACGCAGACCCGCGCGCTGGAATCGGAGATCGCATTTCGCAACCTCTCCGACAAGGCATACATGTGGACGATCACCGGCACCATGGACGGCGCGACGGCAATCCGTAGAGCCGTTCAAGAGCTGGCCCGCCAGGGCGTGACCGAGGCAGCTTATCCCTCCGGGGCGCACCACAATACCGATTTCGCCGTCCGGCGCGCTGTCTGCACGGGGATCAATCAGACCTGCGCAAAGCTCCAGCTTGCCCGCGCCGCCGACATGGGGACAAACCTTGTGGAAACGTCCTCCCACGCGGGGGCGCGTCCCACGCACGCGGTATGGCAGGGCCAAGTGTTCTGCATATCCGGCCATCACCCGAAATACAAGGACTTCTATGCCGAAACCGGATACGGCGACGGCGACGGCCTGTGCGGGTGGAACTGCTACCATTCCTTTTTCCCGTTCTTCGAGGGTCTTTCCTCTCAGTCATTCAGCCGTGATCCGTCTGCGGACGCTGGTCGGAATAACGACGAGGATTATGCGCTCTCCCAGCAGCAGCGGTATTATGAGAGGCAGATCAGAGCGGCAAAGCATGAATGCCTCACATATCAGGCTGCCATGGACGGCGCCGCAGATGAGGAAACGGCTGCTGCCATAAAAGAGGACTATTCCGCAGCGGCTATGAAGCTCAAACGCCGGGAGGCCAAACTGACGCAGTTCATCCGGGAGACCGGCCGCACACGCCAGCCGGATCGTGAGAGTACCGGCATCTGGAGCGTCGGCGAGGCGAACAAGGCCCGCGGCGCTGCTCAGTCCTCGCACACCGCATGGCTGAAATCTATAAATGCCACAGACACGAGCCTGAATACTGTTGCAAAATACTATGAGGGCAAGTATAATAACACTCCTGAATATGAGCTGCTGACCGGCTACAGCCGAGCGGTGGACAAGGGTGATATTTCTCCTCTCGTTGGCTTTGGCCTTTATAAGCAGACCAGCGAGGAGATCACCCGCACCATTGTCGGGCAGACCACCTCCAACGGCGTAAAGATTGAGAGTTTCGCCACTCACTTTATTGACCGCATAATCGGCCAGACCAGCGATCCACATGATGGAATGAGGCAGGGCGTGGCGATAGAAGATGCGCTCGACGCGCTCCTCCATCCTTCAAAGATCAAACGTGTGATTGAGTATGCAGACGGCGACAGGCGGCAGACCTTTATCGGAGAAAACGCCCAAGTCTCAGTCAGCATCCGGGATCATCGGTTGATTCAGGCAAATCCGAAGTAGGTGATATTATGCTGATCATGTCTGAAAAATCAAAGGCTTTTCTCGAAAAGAATTGTCCGGAAGTCTTAAAAGCGTCAAATCGAAGCGATGCGCTGGAGCTTCTGGAAGAAGATATTGAGAAAAAGGGGTTCGGCGGCGAACACTTTGATGAATACAACAACTACGGCCGCGCAGCGCAAAAGGTCTATGATGACCTTTACCTCTCCAACCCAAAGTAAATACCATATCTGTTGATGAAAGCAGTTCCGAAGAGGGGCTGCTTTTTTCATACCCATTTTTGCCGAGCGCCGGGCGACATCGGGCGCACCGCACGGGGAGAAACCCCGATAACAAACGTAGCGGACGAAAGGAGTCATTATGAAACGCGAATTCCTGAAAAACCTTGATCTCGGCGAGGGTGTCCATCTGTCGGACGAGGCCATTGATGCGATCATGGCCGAGCACGGCAAGAGCATCACCGCCAATCAGAACACCATCCAGACCCTCACCACGGAGCGGGACGGCCTGAAAACGCAGCTCGACGAGGCCAACAAGACGATCAAGTCTTACACCGACATGGACATCGACGGCATCAAGAAGTCCGTCACCGACTGGGAGACCAAGTACAACACCGACACCAAAGCCCTCAAGGATCAGCTGGACGCAGCGACCTATGGTTTCGGCGTGGAGCGTGCGGTCTCCGGCCTCAAATTCACCAGCGAGGGCGCGAAGAAGTCCTTCATGGCCGATCTGACGGCCAAAAAGCTCCAGCTGCAGGATGGTAAACTTTTAGGCCTTGACGATTTCGTGAAGACCTACAAGGAGAGCGATCCCGGCGCTTTCGTCAAGGAAGATGATGGCTCCGATCCTCCGGCCGGGAAGCCCAAGCCTCAGTTCACCAACCCCAATCCCGGAGCAGGCGGCGCACCCTCCTCCAACCCGTTCAATTTCTCATTCACCGCCGTGCGCCAGAACAATACCAACACCAAATAACAGGAGGTAAAAAACTATGCCTACCAACTATGCGACTGCGTATGCCCAGACTCTTAGTCAGGCATATCCCAACGTCCTGCATTTCGGCGCGCTCTTCGCCCGTAATCAGGAGGGCGATTACCGCTGGGTGAACAACAAGACCATCGAAGTGCCCACCGTGGCCGTCACCGGTCGTGTGAACACCACTCGTGGCCAGATCGGTGCCAAGACCGTGCGCCATTCCAACACCTGGACGCCGCTCACCCTGCGCAACTCCCGCAAGTGGGATGATCTCGTCCACCCCCGCGAGGTAGACCTCACCAACGAGGCCACGTCCATCCAGAACATCACCCGTGTGTTCAACGAGGAGCAGAAGTTCCCCGAGATGGACAAGTACCTGATCAGCACCCTGTTCAGCGACTGGTCGAAGAAGCGCGGCGTCGTGGCCGTGGCCCTCACCACCGCGAACATTCTCACCTACTTCGATGTGCTGATGGAGGCCGCCACGGAGCACAATGTTCCGTCTGCCGGTCGCATCCTGTACATCACTCCCAAAGTGGACACGCTCCTGAAGAACGCGAGCGCGATCTATCGCAACATCGACATCTCTCAGGCTCCCGCTGGCATCCAGCGCGCACTGTCCTACATCGACACCGTGAGCATCGAGGTCGTCCCCTCCGATCACATGTACACCGCCTATGACTTCACCGAGGGCGCGGTCAAGGCGAGCGGCGCCAAGCAGATTCAGATGGCCCTTGTCCATCCGACTGCCGTCATCACCCCTGTGACCTACGAATTCGCCCAGCTCGATCCCCCGTCCGCTGGCACCGATGGTCACTATGTGTACTTTGAGGAGTCCGACGAGGACGTCTTCATTCTCCCCAACAAGGAGTATGGCATTGACTTCATCATCGAGGCCATTGACGCCGACTCCGTCACCTTTGGCTCTGCTGCCAGCACCAAGTCCGGTGCCGTTGCCGGCGACACGATCATCTCCATCAGCGCCCCGAGCGCGTCTGACCAGAAGGCGGGCTCCCGCTTCTGGCTGAAGACTGCCTCCGAATCCTTCACGGATTCTCAGGCTGTGGGTGATGTCATCACCGGCTACACCGAGTTCACCCCGGGCGAAGTCGTCTCCGGTGTCACCAACGGTCACTACGGCATCGTGATCATCACCGACGCCGATGGCCGTATCTACGCCAAGTCCACCGCTGCGGCGATCACGTCCAAGACCTGATCCCCGCCCTCGCGGCCCTGTGCCCAGGCATGGGGCCGCCCTTGATCTAAGGAGGTAGGAACGTGACCTATATCGACTCAACTTTCTATGCCGAAACGTTCAAGGGGCAGGAGATTCCGAGCGAGGATTTTGACCGGATCGCCGAAGCAGCGTCCGAGAACATCTATGCCGTCTGCCGCATCAAGCCTGACGATGACATGATCGCTCAGACCGACTTCAAAAAGGCGGTCTGCTATCAGGCGGAAATGCTCTACGAGCAGGGCGGCATCGACGCCATCACGGGCCTTTCCGTTGTCTCTGCGGCTGGTGGGAGTGAATCCCTCGGTGATTATTCCGTTTCTGCCGGAAGCGCACAGAGGGCCGTTGCAACGCTTGTGGGTGGCGTTCCCGTGTCACCCATAGCCCTGCAAATCATGAAACGCCTCGGCCTGATGTCCAGATGGGCCTATTCCGGATTCTTTGATCCCTGGAGGTAGAGCTATGCCGTCACGGAGAATGCTGCCCGACACCGTGACCCTGTTCAACTATGTTGGCGAGGTCAACGATGTTGCGATCTACCAAAAGGCGATCATTAAGAATTGCTATTGCCCGATCAACGAAGGAGCAATGGCAACCGGCAACGGCACGGCGCCGAGCGACCGCGCGACCCTGTATATCTTCGACAGGGGCAGCGTCGTTACCGACGAGAACGGGAATAAGCTGGTCTACAAACCCCGCGAGGAATGGGACGCCTTACAGAACAAGGCGGGATTCTGGACACTCCACCGAGGGCCTACCAGAGACTACTTCATCAAATCGGGCGATCCTGAAAAGATGGCGGTCACGGGATTCAATCATCTCACAGGCGGCACTCGGCGGATGTGGCATTTTGAGGTGCATGGGACATGAATTATCGCCTTGTCTTAAATGTTGCCTTGTTCAAGGCCAACAAGCTCGACCCCCGCGTGGAGCGGGCGCAGAAGTGGCTT